CAGGCGGCTGCGCACCCAGGCCTTGATGGCTTCGGTGCGGTGGCCGAAGATGTCGATCGACGTGGCCTCGATGCTGAGCAGCGCGCCGCTGATGTGCTGGATGGGGCGGTTCAGCAATTCGGTCAACGCTGCGCGGGTGGGGTCGGCATCGGGATCGCCGGGCAGCACCACGTAGTCCAACACCCAGAAGGCCATGCCACGGCCCCAGCCGATGATCTGCACCTCGAATCGGTCATCTTGCGTGTCCACCCCGGCCGTGATGCGGATGACGCCGTGCGGTGCCACCCGCAGCGCATAGGGCTCGGCGCGTTCGGCCACGATGTTGGCCTTGACGTTCGCCGTGCTCTTGTCTTCCCATGGTTCGGCCAGGCGGTCGTTGACGAAGGTCTTCAGGCGCGCGGGGTCGCCCTGGGCCTCGAGCCACATGTTGGCCAGCTCAGCCCAGCGCGGGCCCAGGCCGATCTGGTAGTAGAGGCAGTTGATGTGGTAGCCACGGCGCAACGTGACGTCCGGTTTGGCGGGGACCCAGCGGCCGGCGGAGATCATGTCGGTCTTGCTGTACTCCTCGATCTCGCCGCCGCACTCGCGGCACACGTACCAGGCGCGGCGCGGGTGGGCGCTGTGCACGATGACGCCCCACTTCAGCCCCGACCATTCAAGCGGCTGAAGTTCTCCGCAGTGCGGGCACGCAACGTGGAATTTGCGCTGATCGCTGCGTTCCCAGAGATAGAAGATGCGGCTCGTGCTGCGCAGCTGGGGGCTGCTGATGTACAGACGTTTGGACGTGCCAGGGAAGGCGCTGGTGCGGCCTTCCAGCATGGCCACCGGATCGTCGCCGCTCAGCAGGTTCGCGGCGAATTCGTCCAGCTCGTCGGCGATGACAGTGCGTGCGCTGGTCATCTTCAAGCGTGTGGCAGTGCCGGCGTGCTCCATGAACAACTGGCCACCGGCGAAGTCTTTGAAGGTGCGGGTGTTGCTGGCTTCGCGGCTTGAAAGACTGACCAGGGAACGCTGCACGGCCGGGCATTCTTCGATCATCGGGTTCAGCTTTTGCGCCACCCACTTGTTCAACGGAACTTCGCCCGGCAGGCAAACCATGATCGGGCCCGGCGCATGGTCCATCGTGTAGCCAACCACATTGACCGCCACCTCGGTCTTGGCGAACTGGATGGGCCACATGAGCACCACTTCCTTTACTCCGCTGCGCACGCTCATGGCGTCCATGGGCTCGCGGGTGGGTGGGTTGCGGGCGGTGCGCCAGCGCCCGGGTTCGCTGCTGCCTTTGCTGGACAGGCGGCGCTCGGCATCAGCCCATTCGCTGACGCTGAGGGTCTTGCGTGGCGCCAACGCGCGGGCCAGCACCTGGTGCATCAGCGGCGCAGCCAAGGGTGGGCGTAGGGCGACTTCGGTCATGGCGCCGGCCCTTTCGCTATCGCGCCGAAGTTGCGGCTGAGTTCGCTGAAGGCGCCTTCGACCTGGTCGCTGAGCAGAGAGCGGATGCGGGCTTCGTCGGCGTTCAACGCAGCAATCTGCGGACTGAGCCGATCAGGCCACGCTTCGAAGCGCGTGCGCAAGGTGATCACCGCATCGGCCAGCGCGGCCAGAACTTCATCGCGGTTGATCAGCTTGCGCGTGCGCTCTTCCAGATCGAGGCGCGACGATTCGGCGTCATAGAAGGCCTGGCGGTCTCGGTCGGTTCGGGTTTGCGGGGCGATGGCCGGTTCGCTGGCGCGCTCGGGTGCGTTGGTGGTGGCCTGGATGCGTGCCAGGCTGGCTGCTACGTCCACCCGTTCGTCTGCGGTCAGCACCAGGCGCCCTTCCAGGCCCAGCTTGCTGACATAGCTTTTACCCCAGCCGTTCAGGCGGGCGAATTCGGCCTTCGTGCAGATCTGCGGGGCGGCGGCGGCTTCGGTCATGCTGCAGGACTGCCGGTTTGCTTCAGCGCCAGGCGCTGCAGGTGTTCCTGCAGGGCGCGGTTGACCTGTAGCGGCAGCTCGCGTTCCACCACGCGGCGGCCGACGTAGTCGAAGTCGAAGTTCCCGGCCTCGTATTCGGCCTTGCTGACGTAGACCAGCACAGGCCGCATGCGGCTGCTGTTGCCGTAGCCCACTTTCGCGCCGAAGTCGTGACCTTCGTTTAGGTACACCCCGGGCTTCAGCCGGCCGCGGCCGTTGGGGAATGCGACGTAGCGGCCACCTGCCCTGCCGTAGGACCGACGGATGGTGTTGGCCTTCGCCCGCGCCGTGGCCTTGTTGTCGCCCTTCAGCACACGCGGAAGGCTACGTGTGCTGCCGGCTGTGGTGTCGATACGCAGCTGGCTGATGATCTGCACGAGCTGGCCGCGACTGATGTTGCCAAAGGCGTCCAGGCGCGCGAACTTTCCGGGCACCACGCGCTGCTCGGTGTGCATGGCGCCCGCGCGCATCATCAGCTTCTCGAAGGCCTTCGGCGTACGCTGGCCGCCGGTGATGTGCCAGCGCAGCCAAGCCAGCGCCGAGCGACTGCCGCCGTAGTCGTCTTTGATGCCGGACTGGGCCTCCAGATTCGCTGCGCTGGCCGGCTTCATGAAGATGCTGTTCAGCGTGTAGGGCGTCGGGCGGTCGAACACGTCGCGCAGCTCGGCGACTTCCGCTTTTTGGACTGCCTGCGCGGTGCGCGTCAGCGCGGTGGCCAGGCCGGCGGCGAAGCGGCGGTCGCTGAAGGTGGCGAAGGTGTCCCGAATGCGGGTCAGGTCGCCGGTTTCGATGGTGAAGTCCATGCGGAAACCCCCGTGGAAGCCGTTGTGCAGGCGTGCAGGCAGTGCAGGCGCTTGTGCAGGCTGTTTTCAAACCCCCTGCACAGACCCAAGTCATTGACCCCACTACCTTTTTTTAGGTTGTGCAGGGGGTGTGGTCGTGCACACGCACGCGAGCACGGATGCGCGGCTGCCCGCCCGCCGCGCCCGCTTGCCCATGCACGCCCGCTCATACGGGAGAGGCAAAAACGCCTGCACATCCTGCACAAATCCTTAAATGCGAGCAAAAACAAGCACTTACGATGTGCGGGCGCTTCATAAAACGCCTGCATAAACGCCTGCACTCCTGCACAGGACATTTGTGCAGGCGATTTTGAAAACGCCTGCACAAACGCCTGCACAGACGCGAAATGCAGAGTTTCAGTAAGGCGCGTCATCGTCATCTCGCCCCGCTGTTTGCCGTGCAGGCTGCTGCGCCATGCCCTTGCGCGGCTCTGGGTTGGTGGACTCCTTCCAGTCGCGCAGCGCCTGGTTGAAGGTGTTGATGGCTTCGGCCTGCGCCATCACGCTGGCGGGTCGTTCGACGCCAGGCGGGTGCAGGCACTGGCTCTGAATGAGCGTCGTGTGGCTGTGGTTCAGGTAGTGCCGCTCGCGCACCTTGCGGGCGCCTGGACGCTTGCTCCAGCCTCCGACGCAGGTGCTGAGCTGTGCGGGCTTCCCGACGCCCTGCAGGGTGCACCAGTAGCGGTAGGCCTGGTACAGGTCCTCAGTCCTGCAGCTCACGACCGGAAGAGCGGTGTACTGCTTCGTCCACTCGACGAAGAATCGCTCGCTGCTGTCCATGCCGAGTTCGATCAGGTCAGCTTTGGCCTGTGTCATGGGCGGCAGCGTGGCCGGCCCGAAGTCGGATAGGTCCAGGTGCAGCAGGTGCTCATGCAACGCCTCGACGCCGCCGGCGCGGATCTCCGACAGCACCGCGTTGTACATCTCGGCCCCCCACTTGGAGGGCGTCCAGATGACGGCGTATCGGCGGTCATCACGCTCCAGTGCCATCGGCTGCACCTCGTTGGACAGGAACACGATCTGGACGTGGTTCCGTTCGTAGTGGCTAGCCAGGTTCTTCGGGTTGATCCGAACGCTGTCGCCGGTGACCAGCGTCTTGAGCATGTTCTTCGAGTGGTACATCTCTTCGCGGCTGACCATTTCGTCAGCCACGCCAAAGAGCAGGCAGCTGGCCCAGTCGTTGAACTTGTCGTCGACCGCCGACTGGTTCAGCAGCCGCCCGTATTCGCCGTAGATGGCCACCACGGCTTCGAAGAACAGGTTCTTTCCGGTGCCCTGCGGTCCGTGCATGACTACCGCCGTCTTCATCTTCGCGCCCGGGTGCTGGATGGGGTACGCCAGCCAGCACTGCAGCCAGGCCCACATCTCGGCAGCCTTGTCATCAAGGCTGCACAGGTATTCGCCGAGATCGAGCAGCTTGCTGCAGGTTCCGGCTTTTGGCTGCGTCGGCCATCCCGCCCACAGGTTGTATTTGATCGCCTGGTCACGCTCGCTGGGGTCAAAGCCGACCTCGCGCAGGCGCGCCACGCGCTTGTCTGGGCTTTCCATCCACCAGCGGAACAACTGCCGTCCGGCGCACAGGTTGCGCATGCTGCTGAGCGGCACGAGCTTATGTTCGGCTGAATCGAAGACGACGTCGGCGACCTCGTAGACCAGGGCATACCGCTCCATCAGCGCTTCGAGCGTGGTCACGGATCGCAGGCTTCCGTCGCCGTCACCCCCTGCCCCAGTAGCGCGGTGGGTCGGCGCTGCAAAACTCCCCTTCCATGCGAGTGCCGAGAGGAGGGTATCGATCTGCCTGCTGACCGCTCCGAGCGATTCGGCGACGTGCAGATCGTTGAAGTCGGTGGGACCCTTGCGGTCGGCGGGACGCTGGCTGCTGAAGTGCGGAGCCAGCCAGGCGCCGTCGCAGGCCAGCGCAGCGGCCTGGGCCCCGGCAATGCCGGCGTTCGTCGCGCGGTGCTCCTTGCCGCAATGGGAGCAGATCGCATCGACGGTCAGGGTGAGCTGGTTGCACTCACGGCACTTCCCGAGGTAGTCATCGTCGGCGCAGATCAGCAGGCGA